GGTTTAACGCCTAGTACAGGCGAGGGGTACGGTTTTAACGCCTACGGGGCGATCACATGTCGTAGTGATAAACGTATTGTTATATTAGTACAGGTATTATTATTATGCAACACCTAAGTATGTATTATACAGTTACCTCAAGATCAGTTTCGATCCAGACTTTGGCCCCGCATGAGAGGGGCTTATCTGGGCTGTACACAACAGTAGCCACTACCTCGCCATCGGCAGAAACTATTTCTGCCCTATTAACTTTACGGTTCTGTTTATAGTCTTTAACCGTTAACACCGGCTCGGCTGCACCCTTGCTGTTAGCGCGTATGTTGTGCTGATTAACGTGGATGCGAGTCTTCATCAATCACCACTTAACCTTATCGGCCCAGTACGCAGCTGACATCTTTCCCTTAGAAATATTCCTACCATGCCGTGCTTTAAAGCTTTTACGCTTGGCTTTCATCTTATCTGTCTCGCCTGCCTTTGGTGCTCCAGCAGTGGACGCGCCCTGCTCTCCAAAACGGATGGTTTTAACTGTGCTGCCTTCTTTAGCCACGACAACATGCGACTTTTTAGGGTGGCTCGGCGTCCTTTTTGGTTTATTAAAGCCCGATACTCCTGCTCGGGCTAGTCTTGGGTCTTTTTCAGCTGCCATAATTACCTCGTTATAGAATATCGCCGCGTAGGCGCTTTAAAGTTGCTTCAGGGAGCGCAGCAAACTCTTCTTCAGTCATGGTTGCGAGGTCCAGTCCTTTCTCACCATGCGTCGCAGAGCTTTCGCCAGGAAGCTCTGGGGGTTGAGACTCTGCTGCTTTGAGCTTTTTACTTATTTGCGCGCGTTTTTTGGCTAATTCATCACTTTTCTGCGCCTTCCCAGCCAGACTTGGCGCACTTTCTTGCGCTTCATCGAGCTCATTATCTTTTACAACGTACCTGACTGCTTTAGAAAGCGCATCAACCGCTTCGTAGCCCTTTAATATAAAAGCATCTCGTAATTCGACGACTTCATTGGTCATATCCTCGTTATATTCCGCGCTATCTCGGCTGAATACAGGGTATGCTTCTTCCATCGCGTTAGCCGCTTGCTGGAGGGCGTTCATTTGGCGATCTTGACTAACCGTTTGATTCATTTCCGCGCGCATTTCGAACTCTAGCGTAGCTCTTTCGGCTTTTCTGATTTCTCGTCTGAGTCCGACAGCCTTGTCTGTTTCGCCGTCCAGTACCATGTTCTGGTATTCGACTTCTTTTGCGTCAAAGTCATACTCTTCTGGGGCTTCAGCCGATTTTTCAGTTGCAGCATTAATATCATCCAATTGCTTTTGTAAGGCTTTCTGTTTAGCGAGCACTTCGTCGAGGCGCGCCTTGGGAACCATTGGCTTTTTCTTAGATTTTGGCTCTTCTACTGCAACCGCCTCTTCTTCAACCTCGTCCTCAGTGGTCTCTTCTTCAACCTCGTCCTCAGTGGCCTCTTCTTCCGATTCTGTTTCTTCTTCTGTACTTTGTTCATCTTCAGAAACAATTTCTTCGCTTGGCTCTTTGACTTCTGCTACTTCAGCGAAGCTAAGGTCCAGTAGCTCATCATTATCTTCGTCTGGAATATCAGCGCCTGGCATTACGGGAAACGTTACTTCGTTTGTTACTGCTTCGTCTTGCTCACTCATTTAAGAACTCCTATCGTTCCTGTGGGGGGGTATTTTGGTTACGTGCTTGTTGCATAGCGGTTGTTGCTATCTTTGTCGCTGCGGACGTTTCTGCTTGCCCTTGGCGTATCTGGTTTGTCTCTGAAGAAAGCTCACGTCTTAGCTGAGCCTGCTGGTCTGCCATTTCTTTCTTAGTTTGCAGTTCCTGCATTCTCATCTGTGGGTTTGTTTCAGAAACGTCCTGCACCTTCGCGATATTCACAGCGGCTTCCGTCTGTAGCTTCTTAACTTCGGCTTCTAGCTTCGCAATTTCGAGCATTATCTGTTTGTTCTGAATCTCGGCCTGCGCTGCTTGTGCTTCTTGCTGCTCTGGGGTCGGGGGCTCTTGTCCAGTCATAACGCGAATACGTTTAGCTAACTCGCCCTTCTTAGCGAGATGGCTGTATTCAATAATTGCATCATCTGGAATTGCAACACCCGCCTGACGTAGGCTAATTGCCTCTGCAAACTGGACCTCGTCAAAACTGTCTCTCGCTGGAGCAGTAGTCACTATCACGTCGTACTCTCCAACTGTCAGGTTGTTTATAACCTGCCCTTCTGGGGTTTCCTCATTGATGATCATTTCTTCACGAGGCTTTAGCGGGTCGTTATCGTTAGTAACTTGAATAACACGCTGCTCTGTATAGAAGGTCTGTACAAGATTGAGAATCTTCTCGGCAAGGTACTGTCGAGACTTACGCAGGTTGTCCAAAGGCACTTGGATCATCACTGCGCCACGGTTCTGCTTTGCTTGAATCGCAACGCCCGACACTTCTGCGCTATCGGTGCCCAACATGCTGTCGTTCACGCCCGATATCACCTTTATGTTTGCAGCAGCTTTGGCAGCAATACGATCTAGGCCAGTCGGTATTTGATTAGGTTGGATCTTACTTGGGGGTGCCGTGCCACGCGCATACTCAAGTACCAATCCGGTCTCTGCACCGTGTTCTTCTAAGTCATCAGCGGTCATACCGACTAGCGATCCTGATTCAACCATCCAACCACTATTAGCTGTAGTATTAACTATGTGCAACTCTTGAGAGGCTATTTTGTTTAGCTGCTCTTGCGGTGACAGCAGGTTCCGTACCGCGCCAAAAGGTCGGCCACGGCGGAAGTAGCAGAAGAAAGGAATCACTGTGAACTGATTGTACGGAGACCAATCATCATGTAGCACGACTTGATCGCACGTCACGGTCCAGCGAACTTTGCGGATTACCTTGCTAATAAGAGATAGGTTGTACTGCTTAGCAAACTTCTTGTTCTTCTTTTCATTCCAAGCGTCTGGTGCTTGGCGTTGATCACCTGTATCAGGGTCAACGAAGAAATCAACGCGAGCTATCTTCTTATGCTGACGCTCTATAACGCGCAGTGCTTTTACATTACGATACTCGTCGTCTCCTGGGACACCCGCTCCGTAGTGGTCGTCATTACTCTCAGTGTCGCCGTAGCGAGTCTCTTGATATTCAACAGAGTCAGGGCCAAATGACATCCCGTTCTCTGCTACAAACAACAACCGCTCTGACTTGTCTTTGCCATATAGCTCTTCGATCTCATCGAGCGTCATCCACTTAGTCTCAAACACCTCGTTCCAAGTCTTTGGGTCTGCTTCTTTGGCATCTGGGTCAATAAGTATGTCTAGTGGGTCTTTAGCTGTTATTCGTATCTCACCTTCGACATGATCACTAAAGTCCATGCGAACGTCAAAATACCCACGGCCATCCATAATCAAACCGTCGCTAAATACCTGCTGCTCTACCCAATCAAGCTTGTTGTTGTCGGCTATCTGCATGTACAGCTTGTTCAGTGTCATCGCGACTTCTGAATCACCGCCTCTTCGTGGCTTAAACTGGATGTCCGCTCTACGTGTGGACTGCTCACCTAAAATGGTATTAATAGTAGGGAGAATGGTATTAATAGTAAGCGCTGGTCGGCCTTCTGCTTCTAAGGCTGCCTCATCGTCAGCGTCCCACTGCTCACCTTGGTAATACTCATCGCACTTTTTAGCCATCCATACATACTCTAGGTGGCCATTATCCCGTGCTCGCTCGTAGCGGCTCCACTGGGTGCGGGTAATTTCTTCTTCCTTCGCAGGAGATATCTTCGTTGCTTTCGCCATTATTATGCGCTCATTGCAGATTTGTTAGTTCGTTCGCCTTTGAGAAGTCCAGGCAGGCGATCTCTCCAAGATGGAATGTGGTCGACCTGTTCAACAAACGTGCTGAACTCAGTCATCATCAGACCGAGCCACGACAGTGCGTCAACTTGGTCATCGTGTACTCCGTTAGGAAAGCGTAGTAACTCCGCTACCAACGGGCCGGTAAAAGGTTCGTCTTTCGGCAGGAATACCATGCCCTGCTGCATCCGTCCTTGAATAGCACGGGCGCGCGCTTCTTTATCTCTGCGCCCTGTTTTAAGATCTTTAAAATACGCTTGATACAGGCCGCGCTCACGGACACGCTTCTCTAGAAATGGCCCAAGAGCCATCTCAATGTGACCCTTCTCTATACCAATAATTAATGGCTTCCACTCTTCATATAGATCGAGTATCCGCTCAACAATTTCGAAACCGTCGTACTTGCCACGGACAACATCGACCACGAATAACTGATCATATTCATCAACACCGATTACCATGCCTACGGTGTAATCGTTTCTATCGTTCTTACCGATCGCCAGATCCCATGCCACATAAAACTTCATACGTTCATGGTCAATCTCGTCACGGTCGTAATACTGGATCATATCTCGTGTGAAATAGTCACCGTCATCCGCCACCGGATTCTGTTGGTACAGCGCAGACCAATCTCTTGGGCCAACAGCTTTTTCTATTCGCGCTAGGGCTGTCTCGTCGTAACGTTCTTTGTGGAGTGCTTCGCCCTGCTTTCTAAAGGGCTCGTCAACTTCGGCAATGGCTGGGTAGTTAACAACTTCCCACTGCTCGCCGTTGTCGGCTGCTGCTTTGAGTAATCTGCCAGCAAGATCGTCATCGTGCCAACGAGTAAGGATAACCAACACGCCCC